CCACTGTTCACACGAAGGAGAGTGTTCGTGTTTTTCAAGGTTCACCAGTGGTGTTGACTATTTTGATGCGTAAGTATTTTCTTAAGATAGTCCGTTTCTTGGGTCTGCATTCATTGGAGGCTGAATGTGCTGTTGGTGTTAATGCATTTGGAAAAGAGTGGGAAACGTTGATGGCCCATTCTGATAAGTACAGTAAAAATACTAATTTAGGCTGGGATTATTCTAAGTACGATGTAAGAATGAATTCCCAGTTGACAACCGCAGCATATTTGTCATTAATCGATTTGGCAAAAGCGCATGGATATAGTGCGACCGATTTGTATATAATGCAGATGATGTTGTATGATATTGTGCACCCTTTTTTAGACTTTAATGGGACGTTGATCCAAGTTTTTAACATGAACACGTCCGGTAATAGTCTGACAGTCATTATCAACAGTATTGTTGGTAGTTTTCTGGTTAGAATGGGTTTTTTCCACGTTTACCCGGAAAAGGAAAGATTTCGGGATTTCGTAGCAGCTTTGACGTACGGAGATGATTTTAAAGGAAGTGTTAAACCTGAGTGTGCAGGTTTTAATTTCGCGTCCTATCGCGATTTTCTTGCTCTGTTTGGTATGAAAATAACACACCCAAACAAGACTACTGAAGCTTTAGAGTTTTTGAGCAAGGATGAGCTTGATTTTCTCAAGCGTATGAGCAATTACATTCCTGAGATTCGCAGATCTATTGGAATGTTGAATGAGGAATCTATCCTCAAGCCGTTGCATGCGCATTTAAAGTCTACCAAGGCCACAATGCGCGAAGTGGCGTGCGATGCTGTTGAAAATGCATTGCACGAATGGTTTGCTCATGGAAGGGAAGTTTACGAGGATAGAAGAAGTAAACTTCAAGAGGTGTGTAGAAGAAATTCCTTGCCAGTTATGGCTTTGGAAACTGATTTTGACACACGAGTACTTTATTGGAAAGAGAAGTACGATTAATTGGAAAAATTATTTTATCCCTCTGTGCGCTCTCTGTGCACACTAAAACAAAAGAAACAATATTATTGGTTACCAGTATACATATTTCATGTTCTATTTATTTTATATTAGGCTTTGTATTGTTAAGCAAACCCCTCGTGGTTTACTCTTATTTAGGAGAGTGTTTCGCTAACACAACTTGAACATAAAACCTTGAACGGCC